AGTAATGTTGCTGTTGCAGCTTCTGCTTTACAAGCTAACACAACAGCAAGTGATAGTGTAGCTATAGGTGCTGGTGCTTTATGTTCACAAACAACAGGCGACCCAAATATAGCAATCGGAAAAAATTCTATGACCTGTAATGTTACAGGTCAATATAATACAGCTGTTGGATATTTAGCTCTTAATAAAACTACAGGTGATAGTAACACTGCCATGGGTATGAATGTTATGAAACAAAACACAACAGGTGTTCACAATGTAGCAATGGGATATGGTGCTTTAAGTGCTAACACAACAGCTGGAGAAAATGTTGCTGTTGGTTTTGGTGCTTTAGCTACACAAACTACAGGAGCGCCTAATAGTGCATTTGGAAATCAATCTTTATGTAAACTAACAACAGGTTCAAATAATGTAGGTTTAGGTTTTAGGTCTATGTGTGATCTTACGACAGGAACTCAAAACGTAATGGTTGGAAATAGTGCAGGACAATCAATTGTAACTGGATCTGAAAATACAGGTGTTGGTCACAATACAATGAATTCAGCAGTAACAGGAACTGGAAATGCTGCGTTTGGCTATTCAAATATGACAAGTCTTACATCAGGTAATGCAAACGTATCCGCAGGTAATTCTAGTTCTGCAGCATTAACAACAGGTTCAGACAATTCAACATTTGGTGCAAACTCTGGTATATCTTTATCAACAGGAAGTAATAATCTTTTATTAGGACATGATGCAGGTCGTACTGGTTCTCCTGGTGGAGCAATATCTACTGCTTCTAATCAAGTTGTTCTAGGAGATGAAAATATTTCTGATCTTTTTTGTGCTGATACATCTATTTCATCATCCGATCAAAGAGATAAAACTGATATAGAGGATTTTACTCATGGTTTAGATTTTGTTACAAAATTAAAACCTAAAACATATAAATGGGATAAAAGAGCATGGTATATTTCAGAAAATGGTTCTCCACAAGATTTACTTAATGCAACACCAGATGGTTCTAAAAAGAAAAATAAAAAACATATTGGTTTTTTAGCACAAGACGTATTAGATTTAGAAAAAGAAATAGGGTTTAGTAATAGTAAAGATGATATGTTAGTCGTTAACCAAACAGAAGATGAAACACAATATGGTCTAAAATATGAAAGATTAGTACCTGTATTAGTTAATGCAATTAAAGAATTAAAAGCAGAAATAGACGAATTGAAAAAGGGGTAAGCTACCATGTTCTTCGGTGCAACTACCTTTTCCCAAGCAACATTTGCAGATATTGGAATAGCCAATGCATTGGTCAATGTATCAGGGTCCAGGGTTAATACCTCAATTGGTAATGTAGTTGTAGTTGGTAACTCATTAGTCTTACCAAACGGTAATAGATATAATCTATCTACAGGAACAGTTACTGTTAAAGAAGGTGCTAATGCACCTGTAACAGGTAATCAATTTAATTTAGGAACAGGTTCAGTTACATTCTCTATTAGTGGAACAGTTGTTCCAACTGGTAGTAGACTTAATACAACAATAGGTAATGTAACCGTTGCAGCAGGTGCAGTATTCTCAGTTACAGGTAATCAATTTAATTTTTCTACTGGTAGTCCAACTGTTGTAGCTAATGCACTTGTTGCAGCAACAGGTAATCAATTAAATATTGCAACAGGTACAGTAAATGCCAAAGCAGGGGCCACGGCTCAGGTAACAGGAAACAGATTTAATACATCAATAGGTAATGTAACCGTAACTGGTAAAGCAGTTATTCTACCAAATGGTAATCAATTAAATATTGGAACAGGTACAGTCACAATTGCAGCTGATGCAAACTTCTCAGTTACAGGAAGTAGAGTTAATTTATCAATAGGAAATGCAACAGCTAAAGCAAATGCAACAGCTATTATAACAGGTAATAGATACAACTTAGCTACAGGAACAGTGACAATTGTTGCAAAAGCAGGTATAGCTGTAACAGGAAGTGGTCTTGCCATAGGTACTACTCAACCAAATATAAGATTATGGAACAATATTGATCCTAGTGTATCTCAAGTTTGGACAAGGATATCAACACCGTAAGGATAAATTATGTTTTTTGGATCAACTACATTTGCACAAGCACCTTTTTCAGATATTGGAGGAGGAGGTATTGCTGTATTAGCTCAAGGAAATAGATTAAATATTGCAATTGGTAATGCAATAGCAGATATTACAGTTACGGTAAATATTACAGGACAACAATTTAATCTTGCAACTAACCCTGTAAGTGCTATAACATGGAATCCAATACCCCCAGGGGTTAATCAAGTTTGGGTCCCGATAGACCCTGACGCATAAGGAAAATTATGGCATCAAGTACATCAACAGATTTAAAATTAGAACTCATAACAACAGGTGAAAAATCTGGTACATGGGGAACTATTACTAATACAAACTTACAGATTTTAGAACAAGCAGCATCAGGATACTTTACTCAAAGTATTGCATCATCTGATTTAGCTTTAGCACTTTCAACTTATGCTGTGTCAAACGGTAAAAATTTATACTACAAATTTACAGGAACACTAGCAGCTAACAGAACAGTTACTATGCCAGACTCTGCTGAAAGAGTTTTTATAGTAGAAGATGCAACTACAAGAAACCCTTCTACAACTACTTTTACTTTAACAGTTAAAACAGTTTCAGGAACAGGTGTGACTATTCCCGTAGGTGCTAAAATGATTTTATATTCAGACGGAACTAACATAAGTTCTGGTCCAATAACTAAAGGTTATTATACAATACCTGCAGCTTACACTGCAGTTAATGGCGATCAATTATTAATTAATACAACAGGTACTGGTGGAGGCTTAAATGCTCCGGTTACAGTAACATTACCAGCTTCACCTGCAATAGGAAATGAAGTAACTTTTATAGATAGTGGAAATGGTTTTGGATCTAACAATTTAACAATCGGTAGAAACAGTTCTAATATTTTAGGTGCCGCTTCAGATTTAGTAGTAAGTGTCAATGGTTCTGCCTTTACTTTAGTGTATGTTAATGCAACTAGAGGCTGGATCTATAAAGATAATATATAGGAGCATGGACCATGGCTCTAATTGATTTTAAAGTCCTACCAGGAATAGACAAACAAGATACTACATCAGGTGCAGAAAATAGATGGGTTGATTGTGATAATACAAGATTTAGATATGGACTACCAGAGAAAGTTGGTGGTTGGTCATCATTAGTTACAGATACTATTGCTAGTGTTGCAAGACGTGAGTTTGCTTTTGTAGATCTGGAAGGTAACCGTTATGTTGCAATAGGAACTGATAAGTTTTTACTTATATATTTTGAAGGACAGTTGTATGATATTACTCCTGTAAAATCTACGATTGCAAGTGTTGTTATGTCTGCTGCAGATGCAACTCAAGAAGTTTCATTAACATTTTCTTCAGCACACAATTTACAATCAGGTGATATAATTTTATTAGATAATGTAACTGTACCAAGTAGTATTGGTTTAACTGATGCTGCATTTGAAGATAAATTATTTCAAGTAACAAAAGTAACTTCATCTTTAATTGCAATTGTAACTGGAACACAAACTACAACAGGTGCTGCTGGAGGTGGCGCGTGTTCTGTTATTCCGTATGAACCTGTCGGCCCTGCTGCACAATCTTATGGATATGGTTGGGGTATATCAGAATGGGATGGTGTAGTTTCAAGTGCTTTAACAAATACATTGAACGGAACTTTAGGGGATAATACTAGTGGTACTTCAGGATCTAATATAGCTTTAACCTCTGCTGCGGGTTTTCCTACAGCAGGTAGAATACAAATAGGTACAGAATTAATTTCTTACACAGGTATATCAACAAATAACTTAACAAGTATTACAAGAGCTGTAGATGGTTCAACAAGAGCTGCACACTCAAGTGGTGCAACTGTAACTAACGCTGCAGATTTTGTTGATTGGGGGGAAGCTGCTTCAGCATCTGAAGTATCTCTTGAACCTGGACTTTGGTCGCTAAGTAATTTTGGTCAAGTGTTAGTTGCAACAATTGCTAATGGTAAAACATTTACATGGAATGCTGGAGATGCTGCAAGACTAACAACACGTGCATCAACAACCACATCTGGTTTTTCTACATCAGCTAACCCAACAGCTACAAGAGTTACACTAGTATCACCTACAACACGTCACTTAATTCATTTAGGTACAGAAACAACTATTGGAGATACATCAACACAAGATAATATGTTTATAAGATTTTCTGATCAAGAAGATATAAATGATTATACACCAACAGCTATTAACTCAGCTGGTTCACAACGATTGCAAGATGGTACAAAAATTATAGGTTCATTAAAAGCAAAAGAATCTATTTTAGTTTGGACTGATAACGCTTTGTATACAATGAAATTTATTGGTGCACCTTTTACTTTTGGATTCGAGCAAGTAGGTACTAACTGTGGATTGATTGGTAAAAATGCAGCGATTGAAATAGATGGTGTTGCATTTTGGATGTCTAATAATGGTTTCTTTATGTTTGATGGTACAGTTAAATCACTACCATGTAGTGTTGAAGATTATGTTTATGACCAAGCAGATACTACAAAAGGCCAACAAGTAGCAGCAGGTATTAACAATTTATTTACAGAAGTTGTTTGGTATTATCCATCAACTAGTTCTGATTATAATGATCAATATGTTGTATTTAATTATGGTCAACCAATGAAAGGTGGTGTTTGGTACATTGGAACAGAAGCTAGAACTTCTTGGATAGATTCAACTGTTTATCCAAAACCTTTTGCAACTAAATTTAACTCTTCCGCATCAGGTAGTTTTCCCGAAATTATTGGTGAAGATGGTTTAGGTCAAACAACTTTATTTGAACATGAAGTTGGAACTGATCAAGTTAATGCAGATGGTAGTACAACAACCGTTACCTCATTTGTAAAATCATACGATTTTGATATACAATCAAGACAACAAAATGCACAAGGTAAATCAAGTGGTCCTACAATTGCTGGAGAAAATTTTTTAGCTATGAGAAGGTTTGTACCAGACTTTAAAGACTTACAAGGTAATGCAAAAGTAACTCTTGCTGTTAAACGTTATCCACAACAATCAGAGGCAACAACAGCTTTAAGTCCCTTTACAATTAACTCTAGCACTGATAAAAAAGATACAAGAGCCAGAGGTAGATTTGTTAATATTAAAATAGAAAATACAGATGTTAGTGAGTCTTGGAGATTTGGAACTTTAAGAATTGATATTCAAGCGGATGGTAGAAGATAATGGCTAAAATAGTAGTAAGATTACCCGAACCTAAAGAAGAATATGATGTCTCTAACCAAAAACAAATTAATAGAGCTATTTCTTTAATTACAGAACAATTAAATTCTACATTTTTAAATGAACTTAAACAAGAAACTGAAAGATTTACTTGGTTTAAATCTTCAGGGAGTAGTAATTAATGGCTAATATTTATAAAAACGCACAGTTTGATTTAACAACTACGAATGCAACAGATGTATATACGGTTCCATCAAACTCAAGAGCAATTATACAAAATATACATATGGCAAACATAGGCGCTGGTAATGTTGTTGTCCAAGCACATATTTATGACAGTTCTGTTACCACTCAATTTACTTTTGCAAAACATACTATTAATGCATCTAATTCTCAATCTGTATCAGATGGCTCTATTGTTTTAGAAGAAAATGATATACTTAGAGTACAAGCAGCCAGTGCAAATGATATAGAGGGTACAGTTGCAATATTAGAAATCAACCGAGAATAAGGAGAAAATATGTCGTTTAAAGAAGAAGGATCAGTAGCATACACAATAATAAATGGTAAAAAAGTACCTGTTGTAAAATGTGAAACTGAGGTAGTATTAAGAAATATACAAACAAATCATGAGTATAATTCTGATAAAGAAGCTGAAGATGATATTAACAATGCAGAGACAGCAACACAAAGAGAACACGTGACAAGATCATTAAAAATTAAAGTAGCAGCAATGCCACCATTAGGAGCAGCGTCAGAGTAATGGCTACAGACCAAGAAATACGAGACGCAGGTTTTAAATATATTCCTCAACAACAATATTTACAAAACCCTTTTGAAATACCTACTGCACCAGCGGCACCACCTGTAAGTGGGGGTATAACAAATACAAATGCTTTTGCTGGTAGTGGTGGGGATGGTTTTAGTGTTTACAATGCAGACCCCAATACAATAACAAACATGAATCCTAACATGAACGCTTTGCAAGATGCAAGATACGGTAATGAATTATCCTATGTTGGAAGAACTTTACCCGGCGATTCAAAACCTCTTTACAGCACTAACACTGCAGCAATGAAACACATGGGAATGTATCCAGAGGATTATGGATTAGATGAACCAGCTCCTTCAAAAATATCACAACTTATCTCAAAAGGAATAGGTTTTATACCTGGTATAGGCACACTTTCAAAATTTGCAGATTTTGCATCAGGTCTATTGCCTGTAAACAGAAGAGCAATAATGGAAAATGAATTAGGCGCTCAAGGTGTTATGGTAAATGACATTGGTCAAATTGTAGTAGGACAAGGTGGACAGTATAATACACCAGAAGGAATTATGGCTGGGTACAATGCGTATCATATGGACGATAAAACTTTTGATAAAAGAACTGATACAATATCAGAAACACTAGGTAAAAAAGGCATAAGTGATACAGATATACAAGGAATAATTGATGGAACTGTTACTGAAGAAGACATTGAAAGTAAATACGGAATAACAAGTACTAATATTTCTAAATTAAGAAATATAGCAATAGCTAAAAACAATTTTACAAATATTACTGATACGACAGATAACATTGTAGATATTAAAACCGATACTAAAAGTAATAATAATGGTAACGATGGTGGTAGCGCGACTCCGCCTGGTTTTGGAACTACTCCTGAAGGAAATTATGTAAATCAATTTGAAGGAGGAGATCCAGGTCAGGGTGGAACAACGAGTGGTGGAACAACGAGTGGTGGAACAACGAGTGGTGGAACAAAGAGTGGTGGAACTGGTTATCAAGGATCTAGTGGTAGTCATCATTATAGAAAAGGCGGTAGAGCCGGATACTTTTATGGTGGTAGAATAGGTTTTCAAGGTGGTGGATCAGATGCATCATCAGATGATTTTGTTACTAGTACCAGTACTCCAGGACCAGGAGATACTGGAGGAGAAGGTGGCACTAACCCTAGTGATGGTTCTGATACACAGTTTGGTGGTGGTAATAATGATGGCGAAAATAATAACCCACCAGTGACAGTGGTTAATAACCCTGTAGATATCTCAACTGTAACAAAATCAGTAGGTGACTATGAAATTCCATATGGTCTTGAAGCATTGATATCAGACAAAGGAAAACTTCAAGCTATTTTAAATGCTGACGATGTATTAAATAAAAATTTAGGTTTAGATTTTACATATGATCAAGGACCTTATCAAATAGGTTTTAATGCAGACATGGAAGGCAATAAAAATTTAGGTTTAAGTTATAATAACGGTAACTTAAGCGCTTACGCTAATACTGATTTTAATGACCCTAGTTTGGGTATTAAATATAGCAAACCGTTTGCATACGGAGGACTAGCAAGTATTTTATAATGGCTTCTCTTGATTTAATAGGTAAAACAAAGTAAACATAGGAATTAAGGTAAATTTATGGCAATATCTAGAATGCAAGAACCCCAACAAATACAATCAGGAATAGGTTCCTTACAGGACCCTAGACAAGGTTATTTTTTAGGTAAACTTGTAAAGAAAGCTGGTCGTGCTGTAAAGAAAATTACTAAAAGTCCTTTAGGTAAAATGGCTTTAATAGGTGGTCTTGGTTTTGGACTAGGTGGTGCAAAATTTTTAGGTGGTAAGGGTATATTTGCAGGCGGTCAAGGTCTTAGTCGTTTTAGTAATTTATTAAATTTAGTAAGACCTGCTGCAACCAATGTTTCTGGTAAAAAAGGATTATTAAGTAGTTTGTTTTATGATAAAGCAGGCGATTTTAGTTTAGGCAGAACAGCTCTAACCGGCCTAGGTGCTACAGCTCTTGCAGCTCCATTTATGATGGGTGGTGATGAAGAGGAAGAAGTAACAGATGTTATGGACCCAAGATACCAGGTCCAACGTGCTAAAAATTATTACAGCGGTGCAGGTGATGCAGGTGCTGGTTTAGATTTTATGCCACAGAAAAAATATGTAATGCAAAATTTTTATGCAGCTGACGGTGGTCGTGCAGGTTATGCTAACGGTATGTTAGTAGATGAAGACGATGAAGAAGAATACATTAGATCAGGTGCAGGTCAAAGAATGAGACAACTTTATAACAACCAAACATTTTTAAGCATGGGCGGTGGTGCAGGAGAAGCACAAGCAGAACAAATGCTTATGATGGAATATGTTAAGTACAAAAACAAAGGTGGTAATTTATCTTTTGAACAATTTGTAAAAGCAGTAATGCAAGCCCAACAAGAACAGCAAATACCGGAAGGTGCGGGTATGGAACAACCAGAAGCAGTTCAAATGGCAGCTTATGGTGGTAGAATAGGTAAACAAGAAGGTGGCATCATGGAAGCTGAAGCATCAGAGATGATTGACATGGGTGGCATGGAAAAAGATTATAGAAACGAAGGTGGTTTTGTAGAAATGGGTGGCAAAGAAAGAGCTGACGATGTACCTGCTAGATTAAGTAAAAATGAGTTTGTATTTACAGCAGATGCTGTTAGAAATGCAGGAGGCGGCGATATAGATAAAGGCGCTGAAGTTATGGAAAATTTAATGAGTAATTTAGAGCAGGGCGGTGAGATTTCTGAAGAGTCACAAGGTTTAGAAGGCGCACAAGCAATGTATGATCAACAACAAATGTTACAGTCGAGGGTAGTATAATGGCAATAGCAGAATTTTTAGAACCAGCAGTAAAAGATTACGCTAAACAGGCGAAAGCCACATATTCGGCACCAATAGATACAACTAAATTTACTGGTAAACAGTTTGTTGCTGGCGAAGATCCTTTACAAACACAAGCAATTAATCTTGCACAACAGGGTGTGGGTTCTTATCAACCATTTTTATCCGCAGCACAAACTGCACAGACAGCAGGGGCCGGGGCTCTGGGGCAATCGGCATCAACGATTGGTGGACTAGGTTCTTTAACAGGACCACAAGCTTACCAACCTTTTATGTCTCCGTATCAGTCACAAGTTATGGATGCATCACTTACAGAGTTTGATAGAAATGCACAAATGCAACAACAAGGTTTAAGAGATCAAGCAGTAGCATCAGGAGCTTTTGGTGGTGGGCGTGAAGGTGTTGTACAAGCAGAATACATGAAAGGTTCTGATGCGAACAGAGCAGCATTACAGGCTTCTATGTTACAACAAGGATTTGGTCAAGCAAATCAATTAGCACAACAAAATTTTATGAATCAAGGATCTCTTGCGGCAGCACAACAAGGTTTAGCTGGTGCATATGGAAATCAAATGAACCAACAATTTGGTCTATCAGATTTTGGTAGAACAGGTATGGGTCAAGACGTTTCTGCATTAGGTTCTCTTGGAGGAATACGTCAAGGTATGACACAAGCAAATTTATCTGCTGATCAACAAGCAGCACAGACTGGAGCGTACGAGCCTTATGGAAGACTATCACAATATGGTAATACATTAACTGGTTTAGCGGGTGGTGTAGCAGGATCACAGTATCAAGATCCAGGTCAAACAAATCCCTTCCAAACAGCATTAGGTACGGCTACAGGTCTTGCTGGATTGTTTGGTAAAATATACGGGTAATTAATTATGAAGCCATTAAATAGACCAATGTTTAGATACGGCGGCCCTATTAAAGAGGGTGTTATGTCTGGGATCAGGGAGCCTAAAAAGAATGGTGGTCTAAGTAAACAATTTAATACAGGATTAGTTGGTGATGAAAGGTATCCTCAAACAAGTGGTAGAGAACATCACTGGGCATTTTTACCCGCAATGGGTATGACCGCACTAAGACTGGCAGCAAGACCTTTTGGTCAGTTTGTTGCTAAACAAGTAGCTAAAAGAGGTGTCACTGCTGGTAGCGGCGCAAATACTATTCGTTCTGGTCTAGGTACGTCAAGAGTTTTAAAACCGGGTGAAAGTTTAACTACAACTAAACAAGTATTTAATCCAAATGCATTGGGTAGTTATTTTGCAAGATCACCTGAAGCAGGATTAGTAAAAGCTTTAGTATCAGGATCAGGTAGGATAGCGGGTCCACTTAAAAAAGTTGCTGTAGGAGGAGCTAAATCTCCACTAACAGTTGGTGGCTTATTATACATGGGTGGTAGTTATTTTTATCCGGATGGCACACCTGCTAAAGAAGAAGATATTAAAAAAGCTGTAGCAAATGCTGGAGGTAAAAAAGATTACGGACCATATACTCCTCAAGCTAAAGGTGGTGGCGGTGCAGAAATGTCTGCGGAAGAAAGACGTGCTAAAAATGTTGAGAGATACAGAGACATTATGGACATTAAAGGTATGAACAAAGACGCTGCATACAATTCTTTGATTGCAGCTAGTCAAGCTATCAATCAGTCTGGAGATTTCAAAGGTGATATTAAATCTGGTAAATTAATTAATCAAATTATTCAAGCAACTAGCAAACAGTTTGACAAACCTAAACAAACTAAAGATGCAATTGACACACTTATACTTAAAGGTGAGATTGAAAAAGATATTAAAGCGTCTGATCCATCTAATGCTGTACTTAATGAGTTAAGAGCTGGTCAATTAAAAAAATTAAATAAAGACTTAAAAGGTAATACTACTGCGGAAATTATTCAAGCAAGAATGCTTAAAGATGATATGCCTTCAGGCTCAAATCTTGCTTCATTAATAAGTATCAATAACCCTGAACTTAATATTAAAACTTTACCGACAAAAGATTTAGGTAATGCAGACCCTATAGATTACATGACTCAAATAGTTGCTACAGTTAATGCAGACGAAACTACTCCAGATTATCCAGCTGGTGTTTATGTTTTAAAAGATAAAGTTATTAAAATTACTGAGGAAGGTTCTGTAATTCCAGTTCCTATAAATGCACTTAAATAGGAGGTTAAATGGCTTCTAATTTTGATTATCTATCAGCTTTTCAAGGCGCAGAAAAAAATAACAAAGTAGGTACAATAGAATCTATGTTATCAGGTGTAGCGTCAGGTCTTATTGCTATACCAAAAGGTTTTTTTTCATTAGGCGCTAGTCTTATGGACCTTGGTGTTAACAGTGGTAAAGCTGCTGCTGTAGAAAAATGGTTTGATGACCTTACAGAATTTGATGAGAAAGCAGAAGCAACAGCTGCTGGTAAAATTACAGAAGCATTAGTTAATATTGGTATCCCTGGTGGTATTGCATTTAAATCTGCTAGTGGTTTAGCGAAAGCTTCTATGCTTGCAGGTAAAAATAATAAGTATGTAAAACTAGGAAACAAGAGTTTAGTTGGTGCAGCTGATGAGGCATTAGAACTTACAGCAAAAGGTAAAGGCAGACAATTTATAGCTGGTGCGTTAGGTGGTGGTGCAGCAGAAGGTGTGTTCGTTGGTGATGCAGAAGCTATTGGTACGTTTGGTGACTTACTAGGTGGACCTACAGCAATAGATAGAAGTCAAACAGATCCAGACGCAACAAGAGAAATATTAAACAGAATTAAATTTGGTACAGAAGGTGCATTATTTACAGGTATCTTAAGTGGTACAGGTAAAGTTATTAAAAAAATAACAAACAGGAACAAGGGATTAGACACAGCTAACTCACAGTTAGATAGATGGATTGATACTGTTGCCTCAAAATTTAGAGCACGTAGTGGTAAGACTCAAGAGTTTTTTGATATAGAAAGAGGTACTATTGGAGCACAGGCAGCTGATGCAAACGTTGCAAGAAACTTATCTAGAGATTTAGATGTAGATGTCGACAAACTATTTCCACCTATGCGTACTGTATTTAATAAACAAAGTGCAAAAGAAAGATCCACATTTTTAAGTGAAGTAAACGAGGCATTATTATCTGGTGAAGCAAAACTAGGTGACGATGGTGTTGCAGCATTTGGTAAAATGGATGATGCAGCTATACAAAAAGTCAGAGATAAAATTAAACAGTTTGCACCTAACCCAGAGAAAGCTGCGGAGTTAGAAAAATCTATTATAGGTGGTCTATCTATAATGAGAAGTAAATGGTCAGAGTTGTTTTCAAAACTTGGTGGATCGTTAGACGCTGCAGATATACAAACATTTAAACAATTGTTTGGTGGCAAATTTAAAAACTATTTAGGTTCTACGTATGACATCTTTCAAGACAAAAGTATTTTACCATGGATGAGATACAAACCGGCAGCACAAGCAATTGATAATGCTAAAGATTTATTTAAAGCTAGTGCAAGAGAAGCAGGTAAAGATATCACTGATTTAGAAGCAGAGCAAATTGTAAATAATGTATTAAAAACTTCTGGCTTACCTAAAGGTTTAAGAATGGACAAACCTTCTGATGCATTATTTAATATACCTGACTTCTTTGTAAATAGAACAGCGTTAGATGATGCAGTCAAACGTGGTGGTGTTGCTAGAATATCTATTAGAGATGTAGCATCAGAAGCAGATCAAAAAGTATTTAATGATTTGTTTGGTAAACAAAAAAATCCTATGCAGACTATGATAGGTGGTATGGCCAAACTATCTTTAATCACACGTCGTAATTTATTCTATGATGATTTAATTAAAAAGAACGACGAGGTAAGTGAAGTATGGAGAAATGCAACAGATAAAAATTCTGTATCACAACCTATGTTTGCTGGATCAGAAGCAGAAGCAAGAGCTTTCTTTGGTGATGACTTTCAAAGAATTGCAGTTATTGACCCTGCACAAACTTTAAACGTAAACATTGCATCAGGTGCAAGTAATCCTTTTGGCGATGTTGCAAAACCTATGTTTGCTAGAAAAGGTGTAGCAGAAGCCTTAGAGAAAACATCTTTGACTACACAGAGTCCAGGTATACTTGGTAGATTATATGAAAGTTTAGTATTGTATCCTAAAGCTACATCACAAATAGCTAAAACAATTTTATCACCAGTCACACACTTACGTAACTTTGTAAGTGCTGGAGCCTTTGCTGCAGCAAACGGTATTTTACCAGCAGCAGATCCTGCTGCCATTAAACAAGCATATCAAGCATTACAAACAGGATTAAAAGGTACAAGACAACAAAATGATTTGTATCAAGAACTACTAGAACTTGGTGTTGTAAACTCTAATGTAAGACTTGGAGATCTATCTAGACTATTACAAGATGTAAACTTTGGTGAGACTATGACGTCTGACAAAGGTATGAGATTATTATTAAAACCACTATCAAAATTAAAATCTGTGTCACAAGATTTATACACAGCTGAGGATGACTTTTGGAAAATATATTCTTGGGCTGTAGAAAAATCTAGATTAGAAAAAGCATATGAAAAGATTGGTGTAACAAGAGGACAATTTTTTAAACGTAATGGTGTTGATGTAAGACTTGATGAACAATTTTTAAAAGAAGAAGCAGCAGACATTGTAAGAAACAATATACCTAATTACGATTATGTGTCTGACTTTGTAAAAGGTTTAAGAAAATTACCTATTGGTAACTTTGTATCGTTCCCTGCAGAAATTGCTAGAACAGGTACAAATATTGTAAGACGTGCGTTAAGAGAGATAAACGAAACTATAACTTTAGCTGATGGCACAGTGGTTAAACCTATGGAAGGTATTGGTTACACTAGATTATTTGGTTTTACGACAACAGTTGCAGCTATACCAATGGCTACAACAGCAGCATTCCAAGCTCTATACGACGTCACAGACGAAGAAAGAGAAGCAATTAGAAGGTTTGCAGCACAGTGGTCTAAGAACTCTACGCTATTACCTATTAAACAAGAAGACGGTAGTTTTAAATACATAGATTTTAGTCACGCTAATGCATACGACACATTAATTAGACCATTGCAATCAATCGTTAATGCAGTGCAAGATGGTAGAACAGATGAAGATGGTATGATGGATGACTTTGCAAGAGGTTTATTTACAGCTACGTCAGAGTTTGGCCAACCATTTATATCAGAATCTATTTGGACTGAAGCTGCATTAGATATTATTGCAAGAGGTGGCAGAACTAGAGAAGGTGCACAAGTGTACAGTGATCAAGACACAGCTGGAGATCGTAATAGTAAAATATTTGCACACTTAGTAAAAGCACAAATGCCTTTCTCATTAGATCAATTAAAAAGATTAGATAGATCTATAGAATCTGTTGATGTAATTACTAAAGGTAAATTTGATAAGTACGGACAAGAGTTTGAATTTGGTGACGAGTTTGGTGGATTGTTTGGTTTTAGAGCAGTCAATGTAAATCCTGACAGAGCTATGAATTTTAAAGTTGCAAATTTTCAAAGAGGTGTAAGGGATTCAAGATCATTATTTACTAGAGTTGCATTAAAAGGTGGACCTATTGAACCAACAGAAATTGTAGACGCATATATAAATGCTAAC